TAACTCGTAGTGGTATTGATAAGATACAAGCTTTAGAAGGAATAAGCATAAATTATGAAGTCATAAACTGTGAAAGAGACTTCTGCGTTGTAAAGGCTTATGCAAATAAAGATGGGGCTAGTATTGAAACTTTCGGCTCTGCTTTAAAAGGCAGTTTCAAAGAAGGTAATACACAAAGTTGGTATGTAATGGAAATGGCAGAGAAGCGAGCAATGTCACGAGCAGTACTGAAGTTGACAGGGTTCTATGAATTAGGTGTATTCGGTGAAGACGAATCAGAAGACTTTAAAAAGAAATAATAGTGAGGGGGTTAGTAATTCAAATAATAACTCAGCGGTTATACTTTGTGCGTGATTACAATTCCCCCCACTTTTTTAATAATCAATTTAATAACTAAAACAAATAAAAAAATGAATGTAATCGGAAAACTAGTAAAAAAATTACCTTTAGAAACAGGAACAAGTAAAGAAGGTAAACAATGGCAAAAACAATCAGTAGTAGTTGATACAGGTGCAAAGTTCAATAATATAGTATGTATCAGTGCTTTTGGTGACAAAGTAGAAAGAATGAATAAACTTACAGAAGGTAACAAAGTTTCTATCTCATGTAATGTTTACTCAAGAGAATACAACGGTAAGTACTATCATAATATTGAGGGCTATTGGTTTGCAGACTATGATAATAAGTTAGATAATATGATGGGCGGTAACCCAGTAGACGAAGTACCTTTTTAAGATGTTTATAGAAGATAACTTTAAAAACCTTTGCGACCTTACTACAAGTTTAGTGGGGTTGCCAAAAGGCTCTTTATCTAAAAAGAGTAGGAGAATGGAATTACAAGTTCCTAGAATGGTGGCGGCTATGGTTGCAAGACTTACAGAAAACACTCATAGAAGTGTAATTGCTAAAGTATTAAATAGAGATAGAACGAGTATCAATCATTATGAAAATAATCATAAATCTAATTATTCTACTTTCCCTTTGTATCGTGATACTTTTAATTTAGTCTTTAATGCTTACGCTGAAATAAAAGCATCTAAACTAACTTTTAAAACTCTAGAAGATTTTAAACAACATTTAAGAGATAACGGTATACATGATAGCTTAAAGCATCAAACTACTATTCGTATCACATCTGGAGAGTTTAAGATATTCGTCAATGTTTCGTACAAAGATTTTTATAATCAGTTAGAATTGTGTAAGTTGGCGTTCCAAAATTACCAACACGAAATACAAGTAGTATGAAGCACTTATTAAGCAGTACTGCTTTTTTAATACTAAATAAACAATTAGCGAAGCAAATAGGGTTGAAAGCTTCAGTCCTGCTTGCCGACCTAATTAGCAAAGAAGAATATTTTATAGCTAACGGAATGACTGACGGATGGTTTTTTAATACAATACAAAATATTTTTGAAGACACCACACTAACTGCGTATCAACAAAGAAAAGCCGTTAAAACGCTTAAAAATTATAATATTATAGAAACATCACTTAGAGGAGTTCCAGCAAAACAATATTTTAAAATAAATGAACAGCAAGTTATTAAGTTTCTTAACAACAAGAAATTAAAAAAGCAAACAACTATTAATAAGAATAAAAAAATAAAAATAAATAATAAATACTTTAGTAAGCCAAGCGTTGATGAAATTAAAATTTATTGTAAACAAAGAAATAATAATATAGATGCAGAAGCTTTTTTTAGTTTTTATGAATCAAAAGGCTGGATGATAGGCAAAAACAAAATGAAAGACTGGAAAAGAGCAATCATCACATGGGAAAAAAGAGAAGTTAAAAAACCGAAAACAATGTCAAAGCTTGACGCACAGATTAACGCTTGGCAAGAAGCAAAAAAATTAATATGAAAGCATTAAAACAAGAAAATTTAAAAGAACTTACCGCTAAAGTTTTAGACTTAATAGCAAAGACCTCAGTAGAGATTGGTCATAAAACAGATGCACAAACTATGGCAAGTCTAAGCGGAATATTCGCTAATGACTTAATACAAGAAAAACGTTTCGGTAATCTAACATTTAATCAGGTGGTTGATGCTTTTCATCAGGGTGTACGCTTTGGAAAAGATGAGCCATTTTTAAACATCAGGACTTTTTATAAGTGGGTGTATGCGCATAAGAAAGTAATAGATAATGCATACTATGAGGTGCATACATTAGGAAAGCCGAAAGAAAAAGTAATTTACTATCAAGAACCTTTAAAATTATTAAAATGAAATTATTAACAATCGTATGGGGAATATTTATTCTAGCATGTATATTAGAAGCTTATTTCTGTACTAAATTTGATGACTATGAAAACTATTAAAATTACAGAAGCAGAAGTCAAAAGCCAATCAGATGCAGTTTTATGGCATTTAAAAACTTACGGAAGTATAACAAGTTATGAAGCAATACGAGAATACGGTGCAACTAGACTATCAGCAATAATATTTAATCATAGAAGAGATGGTTATGATATTGCTAGCTTACCGTTAACTAAAAAAACACGATTCGGTAGAAATACAACAATAGCAAAATATATATACGTTGAACCAGCAAAAAAAATAAATCAAGAATCATTATGGTAAAAGTTAATAGTGTAAGTGGAGGACAAACTTCAGCATATATAGCTGCACATCACCCTGCTGATTATAATGTTTTTGCATTAGTTAGGACAAATGATAAAAATTGTTTATTTCCTGATAAAAAAATTAGGCAAATTGTAAGTGATAAAATTGGCGTAGAGTTTATTGGAACTTTAGAAATGGACACAATAATTTATACAATACTTGACTTAGAACAATATATAGGTAAAGAAATAGATTGGGTAACTGGTGAAGCTTTTGAAGATGTTATAGAAAGTCCAGGTATATTACCAAACCTAAAAGCAAGATACTGTACTACTGAAATGAAACTATTTCCTATTGCTAAATGGTGGCGTGAAAAAATTAATGAACCTTTTGAAATGCGTATAGGCTTTAGAGCAAATGAACAGAGCAGAGCAAACACAATGATTTCAAAACTGAATGAAAATGGTTTATCAGAAATTAAAATTATTGTAGGAAAGCATAAAAATGGAAATAATAAATGGCAAACTTTTGAATGGCAGAAGCCTACTTTTCCTTTAATAGACGTACATAATCCAATTTATAAAAATGATGTAATAAATTACTGGAAAGATAAACCTGTAAGATTTGCAGAGATAAATAATTGTGTAGGTTGTTTTCATAGAAACGCAACACTTTTAAAAAAAATGAGTATAGAACATCCTAATAAATTTCAATGGTTTATAGATATGGAAACAAGAAAACTTAACAAATTGAAAAAAAAATGGCAAGAAAAAAAGTCAGGTAAAATCAAAAAAAATTATCCTTTTGCAAGATTTAAAAAAGAATTTAATTACGAAGAAATAAAAAATTGGAAATTACAAACTGAATTAGAGTGGGAAGATTTTGATGACTGCGACAGTGGTTATTGCGGATTATGAAAAAATCTATTAGTAAATTAAAAAAAGATTTGGATAAGTGGTTCAGCTTGTACATAAGATTACGAGATGCCACAGAAGAAGGGTTAGTGCAATGTTTTACTTCAGGTCGAGTTTATCATTATAAAAAAATACACGCTGGACATTTTATGTCTAGAAGGCATTTAGCAACTAGGTGGTGCGAGATAAACGTTCAACCACAATCAGCAGCAGACAATCTATATTCGCAAGGAGAACAGTACAAATTCGGTTTAAATTTAGATGCAAAATACGGGGGAGGCACTGCAGAAGAGTTACAATACAAAGCTAGAACAATCTTAAAACTTTCTAGGATAGAATACGAAGAAAAAATAAGTTATTACAAATCACTTGTTGAAAACTTAAAAAAAGAAAAGGGTATTGAATAATCTTTTTTTTTAGGTTTGTCGTATGACAGTTCCAATTTACGCAAGTGCACAGCACAAAGTAATAGTAGAAAAGTTTCTAAATATGAATATGGAGTTTGCTAAAGAAGTAAGCACCAAATCGAAATACAACAATTATTTAGAGGTAGTAAAAATGATAATTGAATATCATAACAATTATGGAAAAAGTGTATTACAGAATAAATATGATGACTGGATGTTAGTTTTACCTATCAATTTAACTGTAGCAACAAGCGGATTTTTTGCTGGTGTAGAAACAAAAGGTAACAGAGCATCAGTAAACGCGTATAGAACAATTTTAGCAGAATTAGTATATGATGTAATAGATAGACTAGAAAGAATAGAAAAAATAAATGACTGAGATATACCTAGAAATATCTAAGCTTAGTACTAAATTCAGAGAGATGTGTTTTGGTTTAACACAAAATGAAGAAGATATAAATGATGTGGTGCAAGAATTAATGCTTTATTTTATGCAGATGAATCCTGACACTTTGAAAAGTATATGGAAAAAAGACGGACAAGATGGTTTGATAAGATACGGAGCAGTAGTTTTAAAAAGAAGTCTAACAAGTAAAAGAAGCCCTTATTATTATAAATATAAAAAATATTATAAGCATATTGATAATTTTAGTTATAATGCTACTTCAACTTTTGATTATGATGGTTATGTTTATAACCGTACTAATAATAAAAATATATCAAACATACCTAATCAAGAAGAAGAATACAAGTGGACAAAGCTAGAACAGATAGATAAAATACTTGATGAACAAAGTTGGTATGATAAAAAAGTATTTGAACTTTATTATTATGAAGGAAACACTTTAGACAGTTTAGCAAAGAAAACAAACATAAGCAGGAACAGTTTATTTACAACAATAGATAAGGTAAGGCAAATTATAAAAAAAGAGTTGAATGAATAAGTTCTTTGTGCCTAATGAAGTGTATGAAGACAGAATAGCTATCTGTAGAGAATGTATATTTTATTTTAAGCCAACTGGTACTTGTAAAGATTGCGGTTGCTTTATGAAAATTAAGGCGCGACTTGCACCAATGGGGTGTAGTCAGGGTAAATGGCAAAAGACAACTAAGATAGATAAACCTGACAGTCTACCGCAGGAAATAGTAGATGAAATTTTAGATATGTGGGATGATTTAAAAACGGGCAAAGCAAAAAATCAAGCAGCAAAAAAAAGAATGATAGAGACGTACAACACTATATACAACACGAGTTACAATCCAGGAACGAACTGCGTTTCATGTATTAGCACTTGTTACAAAGCGATAACACAATTATACAACGAATACAAATAAAAAAATGACAGAGAACGAAAAGCTTATAAAAAACTTAGAGGAGTTACCAGAAACTATATTAGAATATCAAGAAACACCTGAACCGAGTTACTACTCAGGAAATAAGTATGGTTACTCAGCACGTAGAGTAGTTGAAGACTTTCAGCCTGATAGTTACAATTTAGGAACAGCTATCACTTACTTACTTAGAGCAGGCAAGAAACCAAACAATCCTGCAAAGCAAGATATACAAAAAGCTATAAATCACTTACACTTTGAATTAGATAGAATACACAATGACAGTTTATAAATGTGAATGTGGTAAAGAAGAAAAAAATGTAAGTAAAGCCACAATAGTTCTTAGAGGCGGTAAGTGGGTGTGTAAAGAAGCTAAGTGTACGTGCGGTAAATATATGAAAAGCGAACCCACAGAAGGAATACCCACGTTGAAAAGAACAGAGCCTTCATTAACTAAACGAAGAGATAAGCTTTGGGAAGGGGCTAAAGAAAAACTAATTGGAGAGAGGGGTATAAACGAACCTTACAAATAATTATTAATTAATTCTATTATATACTATGAAACTAAAAATCAACGAATTAAAACCAAATGAAAGCAATCCTAGAATAATTAAGGAAGCTAAATTTAAAAAACTTGTTAAATCAATAAAAGACTTTCCTGAAATGTTAGAACTAAGACCTATTATTTTAGATGAGAATAATGTTATACTAGGAGGGAATATGAGGTACAGGGCTTGCGTACAGGCGGGATTAAAAGAAGTGCCTGTAAAAATAGCAAAAGGATTAACTGAAGAACAAAAAGAAGAATTCATTGTAAAGGATAATGTAGGCTTTGGAGAATGGGATTGGGATATACTAAGTAATGAGTGGAACAATGAAAAGCTAGGAGAGTGGGGTATGGATGTTTGGCAGCCAGAAGAAGCGGTTGACTATTCTGTATTAGATGATTTAGATTTAGGTAACACTCTTGAAGAAAAAGAAGCTGGAGTCAAAAGAGCAATACAAATCGAGTTCGATGCAGAACACTATGAAGAAGCGGTATTGCTAATAAATACTGCTAGAAAAGAAGCAAAAAATGTTGGGCTAATAATTTTGAATGCTTTTAAGAATGCTTAAAGTGTTTACTTTTTTTTATAATAGGTTTACTGATGCAACGACATCTTTAGCATTAAAAGAAAACGGCATAGAACATACAGTACTTATTCATAAGCAAGAAGACTATATAAAATTCAAAGAAGGCGGAACGATAGGGGGTAATCCTGTTATAACTAACCAGCCAAAAGGATTAGCATACCAAAGAAATGCAGCTTTAGATTTAATGGATGATGATGAATGGGCGGTTTTTATGTGCGATGATTTTCAAAAAATAAAGTCATACCCTATAAAAGAAATAATGAACAGGAACACTAAGATAGATGTAACTTTTGAAAACCAGCAGAAATACACACTTAGACAAGATAAATTTGATATGTCTTTAAAAGAAATGTTCAGTATGTTTCCTCGCTTGATTGAGATAGCTGAGATGAATGGCATTAGGTTGATAGGGTTCGGATTACATGATAACCCTTTAAACTTAGGAAAGAAGTTTGCGCATAGAGGATTGGCTGATGGTAGGTTTTGGTTGGTAAAAAAATCAGATTACAGGTTTGATGAGAACGTTCAGATGGTAGATGATGTTTGTTGGACAGCTGAAAACTTAATCAGGCACAACAATGTGTTGATTTTAAATTGGACTGTACCATATTTTAAAAGATATACGGCAGGTGCGTTTGGTAGTATCAGTGAGCGTAAAGAACAAAGACTAAGAGAGTGTAAATATTTAGCAAACAAATTTAATCCTTTAATTAGGATTGCAAAAAAAGCAAATTGGGATTACGGAACTCATGTAAGAATATACGGAAGTAATAATAACATAAGAAAAGCAAGAATAAATAACGGACTATGAAAACAATTAAATTAGAGCAGGTAGAACATAATATTAAAATAGGTAAAGAATGTCCTTACTATGAACCTAATATAAAAGAAGATTGCTTACTAGAATTAGATGGCGAGGTAGTAGGCTTTTACATTAAAGATGTAGGTAAGTATAGTAAAAAGTTGAATTTATTGTTAGCGGTGGCGAATAAAGAATTTAGAAGTACAAACGTGCCGAAAACTAAATTAGATAGAAGTGATGTTTTGAAAATACAACAAGAAAATCCTGGAATGACAAGAAGTGAAGCAAGAGCATTAGGCACAAGTCAGATGTCAGTTATTTTAGGAAGTATACCGCCTAAGCCACAATTTAAAAGACCATACCCTTCAATATCAACTGTACATAGAAATGAAAAGTCTCAAATCTTTATCAAAGCAATGTGGGGGGCGTGTATAGAAGCTGAACAAATAGTTAAAAAGATAACGCCTGAAATTTATGAAAGGCAACAAGAATTGTTAGCAGACGTTAAAGATGAATGGAAGTTTGGAACAATGTATACAAGCAGTATATCTAATTATAACATATCAGCACCATTTCACAGAGATACAGGAAACATTGTAGGAACTGTAAACATTATATTAACGAAAAGAAATAATTCAAAAGGCGGTTGCTTAAATGTGCCAGACTATAATGTAACATTTGAACAAACAAACAACTCAATGTTAGTTTACCCAGCATGGAAGAATGTACATGGGGTAACACCGATAATACCAACAGCAAAAGACGGTTACAGAAACAGTTTAATCTTCTATCCGTTGAAAGCATTTAAAGGAATATAGAATGGACGAAAGTAGACACATAAAAAAAGAAAGCATTTTAAAAGCTTTAGAAAGTAGTTTAGGAGTTGTAACTGTGGCGTGTAAATCTGTAAACGTACCACGCAGCACGTTTTATAAGTGGCTAAAAGAAGATGAAGAGTTTGCAAAACAAGTAAGAGACATTGAAAACATTGCGCTAGACTTTGCAGAAAGCCAACTACACTCACAGATTAAAGACGGAAGCACATCAGCTACAATCTTTTATTTAAAAACAAAAGGTAAACGCAGAGGGTACATTGAAAGGCAAGAAATGGATATAAGTTCAGACAACGAACCAATCAAGATAAATGTAAACATAGACGGAGTTGAATATTGATGCTAAATTTACTAAGACACAAGAACAAGCGGTAAAATATTTATTTGATAAAAATACAACTGAGGTTCTATTTGGCGGCGCAGCAGGTGGCGGTAAGTCATGGGTAGGCTGTAGCTGGTTAATACTGATGTGTATTAAATATCCTAAGACAAGATACTTAATGGGAAGAGCAAAGTTAACCTCATTAAAAACAACTACTTTAAATACATTCTTTGAAGTTTGTCAAGCTTGGAACATACACGCTGATAAACATTACAATTTCAATGCAGGCTCAAACATAATTAAGTTCTGGAACGGCTCGGAAATATTATTAAAAGATTTATTCTTATATCCATCAGATAGAAACTTTGATAATTTAGGTTCATTAGAAATAACTGCAGCTTTTATAGATGAGGCAAATCAAATAACAGAAAAAGCAAAAAACATTGTAGCATCTAGAATGAGGTATAAGTTAGATGAATACAATATCATTCCTAAAATGCTAATGACTTGTAACCCCGCAAAAAACTGGGTGTACACACAATACTACAGACCAACAAAAGACGGAACACAAAAACCTCACAGAAAGTTTATACAAAGCTTAGTTGATGATAATGAATATATATCAAAGTATTATAAAACTCAACTACAAACATTAGACGAATTAAGCAAACAAAGGTTACTATTCGGTAACTGGGAGTATGATGCAACTAATGATGCGTTGATAGACTATGATGCTATACTTAACCTGTTTAATCAAAATGGTGTTGAGGGTGATAAATACATAAGCTGTGATGTGGCGCGTTTTGGGAGCGACAAGACAGTTATAATGTATTGGGAAGGCCTAACTGTTAAAAAAATAAAAACATTAATTAAATCAGCTGTTAATGATGTAGTGGGCGCTATAAAAATATTACAACAAGAAAATCAAGTGGCTTTGCGTAACATTATTGTTGATGAGGATGGTGTGGGTGGCGGAGTTAAAGATTACGTACGTTGTCAAGGTTTTGTCAATAACGCAAGAGCCTTAAAAGGTGAAAACTATCAGAACATAAAAACACAATGTTATTACAAGCTTGCTGACTTAGTTAATAAAGGTCAGATAGGTATTAATTGTGTAGACATAAATATCAAAAATCAAATCATTGAAGAATTAGAACAGGTTAGAACTAAAGACGCAGATAAAGACAATAAATTACAGATACTACCTAAAGACACAATCAAAGCTATTTTAGGGCGTTCACCAGATTATGCTGACGCTTTATGTATGAGAATGTTTTATGAGATAGATAATAACTTCGGGCGGTATTTTGTACAGTAAACTAAATTTAACAAATTTCTATTATATATTAGATGAAAGTCAAAATCAAGAAAGAAGGAAAAGTAAAAGAGTTTAAACTCATAAGTAGTTGGGAAGATGTAACTCTAGAAAAGTGGTTGAAGTTAATTAATTTTAAAGAAGGAAGTAAGACAAAAGAAGCAGAGGAAACGATAGCAACTTTATCTAACATTCCTAAAAAGTTAGTAAGGGAATTAGAGTTAAGTGATGTAGCAATATTGATGAGTAGACTAGCTGAGTGTCAGCAGGAAACAAATAGTTCTTTAAAAAAGATAATTGAAATAGATGGGGTTGAGTACGGTTTTCACCCCGACTTAGATAGCATTACTTTAGGTGAGTATGCAGACATAGAGACATTTATAAAAGAAGGGATGGAAAATAATATGCCTGAGATAATGGCTGTATTGTATAGACCAGTAAAAGAAAAGAAGAATGATTTATATACTATTGATGCTTACGATGGAGATATTAAAATGCGTACAGAAGAAATGAAAAAGATGTCAGCAAGTCAAGTGCAAAGCGCACTGGTTTTTTTTTATCATTTCGGAAAAGAATTTTGCAGGATTTTGCCATTGTATTTGATGCAACGGCTGACGGCAATGAACAAGCAATAGCGAACGAAGGGTTTGCAGAGAAATGGAGTTGGTTTGGGGTGATGTATAGATTATGTAATGCTCAGATAATAAACTTAGAAAGAATAACTAATTTAGGACTGTTAGAATGCTTAACTTGGTTGAGTTATGAAACAGACTTAAATGCACAAAATAAAGTTAAATTAAATGGTGAACAATAAAACTTATAACAATGTAGTAAACACGTTACTTAGAATAGGTGAGTATCATGACCAAATAAGCACAACGTCTGTAGGTGATATATACGATATTAACTTAGAGAAGATGGAGAAGTTTCCGCTTATGCACGTTAATCCTACATCAGTAGCTACAGGAGACAGTCAGCTTACTTATAACTTTCAAATCTTTGTAATGGACATGGTGGGTGAGAAATCAGACTGGCAAACTAAACAGCATGAAGCTTTGACTAAGTTAGTAAACACAAAGAACAATGAGCAAGAAGTGTTCAATCAAACGCTTAACATATGTACAGACATTATAGGAATGTTAAGGCACAGTTCTAGACAATCTATAGCTGGAGTTAATGATATAAATCAACCTGTATATTTCACGCAAGACCAATTCACAATTGAACCATTTCAGGAAAGGTTTGATAATTTGTGCTGTGGTTATACATTTACATTAGGCGTACTTGTCCAAAATGATTTTACCACTTGCAATATACCTGTAACAGATGCAGGTGCTGGTTACTAATGAGATTTAAGATAGGAAGATTAATAATACAAATAGGTTGGAAGAAATTTAAAATAACATTGAAGCTATGAACTACGAAGATATAATAGAAAAGCTAGAAGAGATAAGTATAAACTTAGAGACGTACAATGATTATCCTCAAGCTGCCACAAATAATGCAAAAAGAGCAATTAAGTGGAAGGAAGAAAACGGAAGCGACTGCGGAACTAGAGTCGGCTGGACTAGGGCTGGTCAATTAGCTAGAAGGGAAAATATAAGCAGAGACACAATCGCAAGAATGGCATCATTTAAAAGGCATCAACAAAATAAAGATGTTCCTTACTCAGAAGGCTGTGGGGGTTTAATGTGGGATGCGTGGGGAGGTTCATCAGGTGTAAACTGGGCAATAAATAAATTAAAACAAATAGATAAAAAATAATTATGGCAGATTTAACAACAACGATTACAGAGAATGTCGTATTGAATGGTTCAGTGCGAGGTTCAACAAACACACTTACAACTACAGGTATAGTAGATGTATTTGAGAGAATATTAACTTGTACGCATTCTCAGACTACAACAGTAACAGTATTTAATTCTACACCTCATGGTGCAGATGGTGCTTTAGATGTAGAGAATTGTAAATACTTTAGAATTACAAACTTAAGCACAGACCAAGATATGAAAGTTGCTTTTGTAACAGCCGCTACTAACTATCAAGTAACAGTTAGAGCAGGTGGCTCACACGTACTGTATCAAACTGAAAACATTTTAATCGGTGAAGAAGACGCAAGTCCTGCATTCCCTACATTAGAAGACTTAGTTACAGTAGAGGTAAGACCAGCAGCTACAACTGATGTACAAGTAGAATTGTTTGCAGCACTAGTGTAATGAAAACAGAGGCTCTTGAAAGATATCTTAATAGCTTCGGTAAACAAGTGGCGAACAGGGCTAAAGGTAGTTTACAAAGGAGAAAAGGCGGTGGTACACGTTTAGAAGAATCTATCAGGTATGAAGTGGTTAAAACGCAAGATGGATTCAGCGTAAGATTCTATATGAATTCTTATGGAACTTTTGTAGATAAAGGAGTTTCAGGAACAGAGCAAAAAAGAACTTTTAAAGATTATTTAGGTAAAAGAATATCAACGCCGTACAGCTATAAAAACTCAAGAGGGCATTCTCAACCACCAAGTAGAGCATTAGACAAATGGATAGTAAAAAAGGGTATTGCCCCTAGAGATAAAAAAGGAAGGTTCATTT